GTATTTAGCGGTATTTAGAACCTGGTGTAAGTTGTTGATTTTATTAGGGGCTTGACATTAGAGATAAATGAGTGTAAAATAGCGTTATAGTTTGTAAATTAGAGGAGCTCAAATATGGCAGTTAAGACTAAAACTAAAGGTAAAGGTTTTGATGAGCGTGGTACTGGTCCTGAGCCAGTATGGGATACAGAACGTGCATTAACAATGGACGATAAAACCTTTAGTCATCATATGAATAACAGTTTACGTTATTATGCCTACCACTACAGCACCAAAGATCTTAAGAAGAATGTAGTAAGTTGGATGCAGGACAACGGATATGAGAAAGTTGATATAGATGCTTTTATCAAAAGTCCTGCTGGACATTTGGGAATAACTGCATGTAGCCTAGCCACAGCACATAAACGTGGCATGCCACTCAAGGAAGACGCAATCAAGTTTATCAAAGAACGGATTGAATATGTATCCAAAATTGTTGACATTGATGCAGATGAGGAAGTAGTTGAACAAAAAGTCACCGCACCAGCACAAGTAAAAACCATACAAGACAGACTACAAGAAAAAACTGATGCCAATCTTGCACACTTTGATGGGTTAGTTGACGAACTGATCAGCGGCAATAAAGTTGATCCAAAAGCATTCGAATACTTCAAAGCCAACAATGTACCACAGGCGCAGTTGAGCAAGTATACAGAATGGGCTGAGCAGTATGTTGCTGAACTTAAAGAAGCGCAAGCAGGACAAGACGAAGATCTTGCAGAGTCCTACAAGCACTACAAGGCCGCAGATTTTAAGCGCATGTATGCTTTCTTTGACAAGTTTGATCAAGCCATAGACCAATACAGACAAGTTAAGAAGCAAACCAAAAAAGCTCGTGTTAAACGTGCACCTAACAAGGAAAAAGCAGTAAGCAAGATGAAGTACTTAAAGGAAGATAATAATCTTAAACTTGCTAGTATCAACCCTGTTGATATAATAGGTGCGCAAGAACTTTGGGTCTACAATGTTAAAACACGCAAGATGTTTAAGTATGTAGCTGATGATGTACTTGGCCCCCTAAACGTTAAAGGAACAACGGTTTTAGGCTTCAATCCAGCTAAAAGTATAGGTAAAACGGTACGCAAACCTGAACAAGTGCTATCGTCTTTCATGAAAGCGGGCAAAGTACAGTTACGCAAGTTTTTAGACGATATTAAGGCTGTGAGTATTCCTGCTAACGGACGTATCAATAAAGATATACTTTTACTAAAGGCTTTGTAGCAACAGTAGTATCCTGATAAATACTTTACAAGGATACCAATATGGCTGAACAAGATTTATCACCAACATTTTTTGCTAACGGAACACTAAGGACCGATAGCCTTTATGTTCCTGCTACTGGAACTGGACACGGACATATTAAATATGACCCAGATGGAAATCTTGGCGATTTAAAAATTGCTCCAGAGCAACAAACTGTACAGTTACGCAGAGGTGAAATAACCGACTACATTAGGCTTCGATTAGCAGATGGTATTGTTGACGTTGAGTTGGACACTGAACATTATAACCTCGCAATTGATCAGGCATTGATCAAGTATCGTCAACGTGCCAGCAATAGCCAAGAAGAATCATATGCATTCCTTAAACTAAAACCAGAAACACAGGAGTATATTCTTCCTGATGTTGTAATGGATGTGCGAGCCGCATTTAGGCGTGGCATAGGCAGTGTAACAGGTACCACAGCAAGTCAGTTTGAACCATTTGCTAGTGGATATCTAAACACATACATGTTGGTTGCAGGTCGTGTTGGTGGATTGTTAAGTTACGAACTGTTTACAGCATACCAAGAACAAGCCATGAAGATGTTCGGCGGACATTTAAATTTTTACTTTAATAAAACAACCAAAAAGTTAACACTGGTACGCAAAATGCCTACACAAGGTGCTAATCCACCAGAAGAAAACATGGAAGATGTGTTGTTGCAAATATACAACTACAAACCAGAAAGTATGTTGTTAAATGATTACCAGGCTTTTCCGTGGTTACAGGACTATGCATACAGCTTTGCCAAACGTATACTTGGTGAAGCACGAGAAAAGTATGCTACTATCGCAGGCCCCAACGGTGGAACCAGTCTAAACGGTGCTAGTCTTAAAGCTGAAGCAAGCCAAGAAATGGCCGAACTAGAACAACAACTTCAGAACTTTGTTGACGGTAGTAACCCACTAACTTGGGTAATTGGTTAACTTTCTGTTTAACTTTCTTTTTACCTGTGTTATAATCTATCTATGATTATAGGAATATGTGGATTTATTGGATCCGGCAAAGACACAGTAGCAAACTACCTAGTAGAAGAACACAACTACCAACGTGACAGTTTTGCTGGCGCACTCAAAGACGCAGTGGCATCTGTGTTTGGATGGGATAGGCAACTACTTGAAGGTGCAACCACTGAAGCACGTGAGTGGCGAGAACAAGTAGACACTTGGTGGGCTGAACGTCTAAACATCCCCAAACTTACCCCACGTTGGGTATTGCAATATTGGGGCACAGAAGTTTGTAGGCAAGGATTCCACGATGATATATGGATTGCTAGTTTAGAGCATAGGCTATTACAGCAAGATGCTGATACAGTTATTAGCGATGTGCGTTTCCCTAACGAAGTTGAAGTGATAAAGAAAGCAGGCGGCAAAGTGTGG